ACCCTACTCCACATTCCGCCTGAACGTATCGGCCACCAAACCGTACAATGCGGACTTTGATGGTGATGAGATGAATCTTCACCTTCCGCAGTCGGTGGCTGCCGAGACGGAGCTCCAGCAACTGGCCAGCGTTCTGCGACTCATTATCAGCCCTCGCGAGAATGCTCCCATTATTCAGATGGTGCAGGACACGCTGACGGGTGCCTTTCGTATCTCGGATCCGCGAGTCAAGATCCCCGAACACATTGCGATGAACATCATGTCGCGACTCAAGAAGCCCCTTTCTAGCTTCGTTCGCACCAACGAGCCCCGCACGGGCATGGAGGTCATTTCAGGTGCCTTCCCTCTGATGAACTTTGATGAGCGTGTGACTATCAAGAACGGCCAGCTGGTCAAGGGGCGTCTCAAGAAGGGCGCCTTCAACACGACCTCGGAGGGTGTTCTGCACGTCCTCTACAATGACTTTGGCCACAAGCGCTGTGGCCAGTTCATTAATGAGGTACAGTCAATCGTTACCAAGTTCAATCTGTATACCGGCTTTTCAACGGGAGCATCTGATCTCATCTCAAACAAGGAGACGACCGATTTCGTAGCGGAGAGTCTCGCCGAGGGTCGCAAGCGTGTGGCCGAGATTCTGGCACAGGTTCATTCTGGAACATTCTTCAACAACACGGGTCGCACGGATGGCGAGGAGCTAGAAAACAAGATCAACAATGCATTGAAGGATGTGTCGGCAAAGATCGCTGCGCGCGTGATGGAGTCCCTGCCTCGCGACAATCGCCTGGTGCAGATGGTCGAGTCGGGTGCCAAGGGATCGGACCTGAATATCACGCAGATGATTGCTCTGCTGGGTCAGCAGATCATTGACGGCAAGCGCGTCCAGTTCACTCTCCAGGACCGTACGCTACCACACTTTGCCAAGTTCGACGATGGCATCGAGTCCCGTGGATTTGTCGAGTCGTCCTTCGTACAGGGCCTCCGCCCAGCAGAGTACTTCTTCCACGCCATGGGTGGGCGTGAGGGTCTCATTGACACGGCCGTCAAGACATCCGACACGGGCTACATTCAGCGCCGTATGATGAAGACGATGGAGGATATGCACGTGACCTACGACGGAACCGTGCGGAACAACATGGGCATCATTATCCAGTATCGCTACGGTGAGGACGGCGTGGAGTCCATCCAGGTCGAGTCTCAGCCGATCAATCTGGCACTCATGTCTCTTGAGGATATTTACAAGATGTTCGCACTGAGTGTCGCAGAGGTGAACCCCCTGTTGACAGAGGCCGTTACGGAGGCACCCGATCTCGTTGAACAGATCGTTGCAGATCGTGAGATGCTAGTGAAGGAGGTCTTCTGGTTCGTGAAGAAGGACAAGATCCTCGCACCGGTCCACCTCAAGCGACTGGTCGAGAAGTACAAGAATTCCCATTCAACCAAGACGGACCTGACGCCCGCGTACGTTGTCGAGCAACTCACGGCGATCATGAAGGAGCCGTGGATTTCGCCGAATCGCGTCTTCCACTGTCTGCTCCGCTTCTATCTCGCCCCCCGGAGGTCGATTGTCGAGCACCGTTTCACCAAGGAGATCTTTGACGAGCTGATTCGCGAGATCCGCTTCCGCTACCTCAAGAGTCTCGTCCACCCGGGCGAGATGGTGGGTGCGCTCGCTGCGCAGTCCATCGGTGAGCCTACGACCCAGCTCACGCTGAATACGTTCCACTCGGCAGGCACAGTCAAGGCCGGTGCGACCCAGGGTGTCCCTCGCATCCACGAGTTGCTGAGTGTGACGCGCAACCCCAAGAACCCTCTCAACTTCGTATACTTGAACAGCAAGATCTCGGGCGATCTTCACCAGGCGATCATGCTCTCTCGTGAGATCCAGAAGACGACGCTCCGCGACATCACCAAGTCGGTGCGCATGTACTACGATCCCTACCCGCTCAGCACGGAGTCGGTGGTTGCAGAGGACCATGATATTCTGGATACGTTCCAGAAGTTCTCTCTGGAGAACGCGGCGGCGTGCACATCCAAGTGGATCATGCGTCTCGAGTTTGACGAGAACGAGATGGCTTCGCGTGGCAACCCCGACATGGTTGCGATTCAGAGCGCGATCGGTAAGGCGAATCTCCACGTGCTCCAGTGCGTGTACACAGATCTCAATGCAGAGGGCAAGAAGCTGGTCATGCGTCTCGTATTCCCAGAGGACGTGGTCAAGAGCCTGCTCACCCTGCGCTTCTTGGAGGAGCGCGTTCTTGACGTGGTCATTGTGGGTGTCGACGGTGTGGGGCGCGTGATCCCCCGACTCGTGCAGAACGAGCTGACTTGGGATGATGCTACCAATACGTACGTGTGCAAGAAGGAGCACGTTCTCGATGCCGAGGGGACGAACTTGTACGAGCTTCTTGCTTTCCACGATGTGGATGCGACGCGCACCTTCTCTAACGATATTCATGAAGTGTATGATGTGTTTGGTATCGAGGCGGCGCGCCAGGCACTCTACGACGAGTTCTTTGAGGTGTTTGCGAGCGCGGGTGCGTATGCCAATTACCACCACATGTCCGTGCTCCTGGACTCTATGACGTACCAGGGTCGACTTGTTTCAGTCGATCGCTTCGGTATGACCAAGCATGCGAACGGTGTTCTGGCAAACTCATCGTTTGAGGAGACATCGAAGCACCTGTTCAACGCAGCAGTGTCTGCAGGGTACGATCCGATGCAGGGTGTATCTGCAAACATTATGTTCGGTCAGAAGCCACCGTGTGGTACGGGTCTGGTGGACATCCTGCTGGACGAGACGCGTCTACAGGAGGGAGGTGAGGAGGATACTTTCTATGACTACCGTGCCGACGTCAAGGTGCGTACGGACGAGGTCAAGCGTGCCTCGGCCGAAGAGGGTGAGTGCAAGATGGAGGACATCACGATGTGGTAGTTTAAACACACGGAGCGTAATATACTCAAAGCTGGAATGTGCTGGTCTTCATCGGATGGTATCGGAAAGATTGAAGTGCTGGAAGTTTTTGGCAGTGATTTGACAGTGGTCAACGCTGCGCGCGTATCGTTTGCAAAGGAGTCAACTGAATTCTCCGCAGGTGATGAGAAGCTTATTCGGTATCTGGCAACCCATAATCATACCAGCCCTTTTTTCCATCCGCAGGTGCGTCTGCGGATCAAGATGCCGATCTTTGTAGCTCGTGAATGGTTCCGCCACCAGATCGGGTTCGCGCGCAACGAAGTCTCACGCCGATATGTCGATTTCACACCTGAGATGTGGGTACCTGCACCGAGTGATCTGCGCGCTCGCGATGCCAAATTGAAGCAGGGAAGTCGAGAGACACCTGTTGAAAATTCGATCTTCCTATCGGCAGAAATCAAGGACTATTGTGACAGTGCAGTGTCTATGTACGAGCGTCTTCTCGAGAATGGCGTAGCCCCCGAGATTGCTAGGTGTATTCTTCCCCAGGGGATGTATACTGAGTTTGTAGAGACGGCATCGTTGGCGGCGTATGCCCGTCTAGTAGCCCTGCGCACAGATCCCGGTGCACAGCGGGAGATCCAGGCATATGCGCATGGTATCGTGTCTCTTCTTTCACCCCACTTTCCGGTCTCGTGGAGCGCTCTGACAAAAACGGAAACGACACCCCCCGTGGTTTACACACTACAAAGCCACACTAGCAATGTCTTCCGCGACTGTGACACCCGCCATTTCTGAGAAGTTTCAGTACGGACAGCAGGTCCAGTTTGAAGTTGTGAATGTCATCCAGACCATCCAGACTACAAAGAGCCATGTTCAGTATGTTCAAACCCGTCGTCACGGAACTCTCCTCATCATGGACGGTGAGGTACAGTATTCCACTCTCGACGAGCATCGGTATCACGAGATGCTGGTAGAGCCTGTGTTTGATGGGCATGGCAAGTATAAGAGCGTCCTCATTCTGGGCGGTGGCGATGGACTGGCTGCGCGGACGCTCTATGCCTGGACGGGTGACCCAGAGATTGAGTCGGTGACTATCGTGGACTGGGACCAAGAGTTTGTAGAGTTTGCAAAGACGCTTGCCGAAAACCAAGGATCGCTCGAGGATGCTCGGACAACACTCGTGCACGCGGATGCCCTCGAGTTCTTGCGATCAGTAACGCTTCAGAGGCGATACGACTCGGTCATCATTGACCTGCCAGACCCCGATACCCCGGAAATGCAGACACTATATTTGAATATCGTTCGTGAACTCCCGAAGGTGTGCAAGCACGACGCAATTGTGATTTCGCACGTGGGACCGACATCCTTGGATGATGAGCATCCGGCATGGGATTTCATAAAGAGATTTCGAGACCTCTTGATGGAAACCTTTGAGCGCGCAGAGGTGACTCTGAATTCGACCTATATCCCATCCTTCTCACACGAATGGGGTGTTATGTCGGTGTATACGGGTAGGTCTAAGCCCGGGACGGTACTCACGACGCCTCGCGACATTACATACCTCTACAATGCACTCTAAAAGAGCGCCCAGCGAGTACGACGGGTTCCGTGACGACCACCGCTTGCGGAGGGGGAGAGTCCCGATGATCCGGGCATCGGTGAAGGGCCCTTTCCATCGGGGGCATCCGTAGGCTTGCCAGAGAACGGCGTCTCCGCACCGTTACCGCTTACCGACGCAGGGGCCAGCTGTCCGTTACCACCACGGTGACGACGGCCAGCCTTTTTGGTTCCACGGCGCTTGCGTCCACCGCTCAGCATCGCAGGGTTACCCTTCCACGTCATGTCGGGCAGGCGCGGCGTGGGGGCTGCGCCGTCAGACAGAACGGAACCCGTGTATGGGCCACCCGCAAACGAGTACAGCTGACCGCCACGGTGCTTCTTACGCGAGCCACCCATCGGGCCCGCCTTGCCCATGAGCTGACCGCCCTTGAACGTCTTGGAGGCAATCTTCATCGCCTCTCCATACTTAATACCCTTCGCGCTGGCAACCTTCTTTATATGTGCGATCCAAGCAGAACGACCTCCTTCCATTTTATTACTTATGTAGACTTTATTGTGTAGTCGTACATGGGAGATGCCATGCGCTTCGGTTGGAACGAGACATTGGGGTTCTGAGGCTTGGGCTTCTTGTATGTGAGTGGCTTGTAACGCAGGGGGTCTGGCTTGATGGCAAAGGAACTCTCTAGGAACTTGCCAGTATATACTTCCATAGCGTTGTCGAGACTGCCATACATCATGCCCACCCACTGACACCCATATGAAAAGCAAATTTCGGGATTTGCATTCTTGAACGCCGTCGTGTCCATATCCGGAACAACCATCGTGATATTACGCTTGTTAAACTCAATCAACTCTTCATGATCGTATGTTTGCGCAGCCTCCGTATATGTCAGGCGTCGCATGCGGGAAGAAGACCACGAGATATTCACAAGCTCTTCCATTCCATTGCCCTTGGTCGTATCATCAGATGTGATCACGAGCTTGCCCATAAGCTTACATATGGGCTCTACCGCCAGATTCTTGCGCTGGTAGCTGTAGGAGGAATCCAGCATGAACTTGCGCAGGGTCGTTTTGAGTATATCCGCGCACTCATTGAGCAGGGTGGTGTTGTTACTGTGGAAGACTAGAGACAGTACGAATGGATTGCGGTATCCCGGGGTGACGTCTGCATTGAACATTGCATTGCCGAGCGTCACACAGCACTCTTCAAAGGGCAATGTGTTGTATGTCAGCATCTTCTGACTCGTTTGGCTGGCAACGCCGACCACCGGCTTCTTATTGACTTCGTACACGTGCATTTCAACCAGGCGAGCACCTGCCTTGACAACTTTCGTGATGGCATCTACTGCAGTGTAGGTGTACATCGTGGTTCCAGATAGAGTAGAGTATCCAGACGATGCCATGTAGTAATCGCACAGTGTATTTTCATTTGGGCATGCCAGTGGGGTAGGCGTAATCAGCTCAGAATATACATTCAAATTCTTTGTGAGCGAATCTGCGCTAGGAGGGTGTCCATTCAGTGTGGCCACAAAGAAATATGTCGTGAGCGAGACTATAAGCAGTGCTCCGCCCACCAGCATAAGCAGGGGGATCCGACTTAGCCACGCGGATATGTCCATTACTTCTACGCGCGACGTTGTTTATACTCAAAAAACAGAGGGCGCATCAACATGACCACATCGTCGGGAACTGTCTTGTCCATTGGAATTCCAAACAGGGAACAGTGGAGAAAGTAGATGCAGTACATTCCACATTGCGCGTCCTTGTACTGGTGACGCACGCCATTGTAGAACAGACGCATCGGCTGAGGATGGATCTTCATCTCATCAATCTGTTGCTTCCAGCGCTCCATGAGGCGCTTGACTTCTGGTTCCGGTGCATGCGCATATGAATCAAAGAATGTCATTTGAGGATACTCGAGTTCTGGACGAATGTCGGCGAACGCAGCGATCCAGTGCTCCCCCGGTCCATCGTGAGGATCTGTATTGAAGACGATGCCAATCCGACGGTATCCCTTCTTATACAGTTCCTTGATGCTCAGACTGCACAGGGAACTCACTAGACATTCTCCCGTCTTTTTATGTAGATCAAAATCGATGGGAACGGTGCCGACGTAGTAATAGTCGGGAATCAGGTCCTGGTAGTACTTTTGCGACTTGTCAATGTCATCGGAGGACAGCCATTCGGTGGGGTTCACCTTCCATGCATTCGGCGCAGCTGGACGCTTTATCAGCGCGTGAACAACGCACTCGGGAGTCGCAGCGTCACACACGTTCTTGAGTCGCTTCGTGATTTCTGTCCACGCCGTCTCAGTTTTCTTTATAGGAGTTTCGTGCGGATGTTCCTTGTTATACGCTAAACGCAGTTTCTCTACCTCTTGCGGGTCCATCTGTTATTCAAACGCTGGTTTGTTTTTTGGATGTCTCTAAAAACGGATCAACAGATCGCCAATCGGGAGTGGTGGTACAAATAAATAAATAAGATGAGCATTGATCAGCGCGATCTCGTAAAGGCCGTTCGCAAGTACCGCACGGTGGATGACCAACTCAAGACATTGAACAAGGATGTCTACAAGCTTCGTGAAAACAAGAAACTTGTAGAGACCGAGATGTCGGATATTCTTCGACGTACAAACTTTGAGGGCATCCATAAGCTTGAAATTGCAGATGATGGATCGTATATTCGCATCCAGCGTCCCGAGACATGGAGTAAGCCATGGACCATGGGTGCGCGTGAGCTCCAGGGACATCTCGACGAGTATTTCAAGACACATGCGGGTCCCAATGCAGAGGGCTGTTACAAGTTCATTGTTGAGCGCAAGAAGCGCGATATGGTTGCCAAAGAGTTCTCCTTTACGCGGATGATGCCTCTAGATACTAATGATGACGGAGCAGGCAGTCCTTAATTGGTTACATATGGTCACGCGCGATGGTGTAACGCACGAGGATGAAATCAAGGAACTCTTCTTGGATCTTGAAGAGCTTCTATACAAAAAGGGTTTACTCCGCTCCGACTTTAAGAGATATAAATCCACCCTATTCAACGAGTTCTGTGACACGATCTATGAGCTCTCAACACGTTAAAATCATCGAGGAGTTTCGTTCAAGTCATCGAAACGGTATACACCTCGCGAAGGGTGCGCAATTTTTTGCCTCGACGTGCCCGTTCTGTCAGACTATCTGCCAAGAACAGACTGATGCATACGCGTCTGTTCTTGAAGAATTGATGGCTCCCATCGTAGAACGTCACTGGGATAAATGGGATCGGTTGGGGTACCGCATTGCAAACAATACACATCCCGATACTCTGAATGGATCCCTGTCGTTCAACGCGTTCGCTCGCTGGATTCAGCCTCGGTACTACGACATTCCAATTGAGAATGATGAACTGTACCACCATCCCTACGTGTCCCGAAAAATAATGCGGTCCTAAGACAATGAATAATACTCCGAAAAATGGTGGATGCGGTTGCGGTGGAGGTCGCCGGCGTGCACACACACGCAAGGCCAAGAAGGGAAGCAAGCGCGGTGGCTCTGTCGTTGCGGACGCCCTGCTCGCGGGTACGGCACTGGGTCTGTATTCTTACTTTACAAAGAAGCGCGGTGGCAAGCGCCACACTACTCGCAAACATTAACTGTGGGTAGCTGAAACCCATTAAATTCGGACGCGGATACCCACGAGTATGCTCCAATATTTTTGACTTCAAGGACGTCTGAATCGCCAATCTCTTTTGGCAACCACACATCCTTTGCAATAACATCTGCCGAGTCACACGTGCGCCCAAATATCGTGAACTGCTCACACGTTGTATACGGAACGCGCGATATGCACTTGAACTGCGGAACAAACCCATCGAACAGTACTCCTGAAAAGATGCCGTATACAGACTCGTCCAATGTAATACTTCCTCGCTTGCGTCCAATGACAGGTACTTGTAGCTTGCACGTCTCCATGGCAAAGAAACGCCCGGGCTCGGAAATCACCCGTTGAAAGGGAAGTGAAGCAACCTCACGACGAATCACCGGGGCCAGTTCGTGCTCAAAAAACGCATCTTTTTCGGTTGATCCTGAGAATCCTCCGCCGATGTCGAGAAGTTCGGGTGTAAACACATGGTGCTGGTCTTTGAATGCACTGATGCAGGCTTTGATGGTATCGAACGCAGACTGGTATGCGCGCACGGACGTGCAGTCACTGCCCACATGAAATGCCAGACCGTGGATGTGGAAGCGTGGCTCACGAATCATGAACTCGTGGAGATCCTCTAGACGGAACCCAAATTTCTTGTTGAGCGGAATGCGAGCATCGCCCTTGTCATCTACAAACACGCGGAGAATAGGTTTTGTTTTCGGTGATTCCTCTGTAATTTTTTGGAGTTCTGCGACACTGTCAAATGTCATGTATGGAATAGGGTCGAATTTTCGGATACGGTACAATTCATTACGAGATTTGCATGGGTTTGCGTAGATGATATCAGACGACTTGGCTCCGACACGGTGGACACGTAGGATCTCGTCGACCGATGCACAGTCGAACCCCACTCCTCCACGGTGCAGTTCTGAGAGAATGGGGTCCATGTTATTACACTTGACGGCGTAGTGCGGACGGATGTTCGGCAGGGCGCGGTTCCATAGCTCGAGGCGGTTCCGGAGTGCCCGGAGCGACACAGTTAGATTCGACAGTGTTATTGACTTTACAAAAGAGAATAATATGTAAGGCATTTTCATATATCGCGCTCCTATATACAATGATGACGACCTCGACAGACTACTTTCCTTATAACCCTCGCAATGCTCCTCTGACTACAGATGATGTATATCGCATCCTCTGTATTCCGGGTTACAAGATCAAGAACATTGCCCATTTTCAAAAGGCAATGGTTCACACGACGTACGTTCGCCGAGCAGAGTATACGACGCTGACGGGAGAGCCCGCTGTCCTGGGCCCCTGTCCACCAGGTGTCATGGATCTCCAAGACGAATCATACGAACAACTTGAGTTCCGCGGAGATGCACTCTTGGGTGCGTGTGTGGCCAACTACCTGTGCGAACGATACCCGGGCGAATCTCCTGGGTTCTTGACCAATACGCGCAAGCTCATTGTGCGCAATAAGACACTGGGGAAGCTTGCACGGGATAATCTCGATCTGAACAAGTTCTTTGTGATCTCCAAGCACGTGGAAGAGATGAAGCCCGAATTTGGTAGGCAGAATATCGAGAAACTGGGAGATGTCCTCGAAGCATTCATTGCAGCTCTCTGGATTGATTCCGGATTCAACTTTGAAATTGTGAACCAGTTCGTGATTCAGGTGATTGAGACGCATCTGGATATCCCCACGCTCCTGCGCGAGGATGACAATTACAAGGACCGCATGCAGAAGTTCTGCCAGCAAAACCACCAATTTACACCAATCTATAAGATGGTCGCGGATGGTGGTGAAGGATTCACAATGGCGGTATGCAAGCCCACTGGCGAGGTTCTAGCTAAGGGAACGGCATCTACCAAGAAACAGGCAGAACAGAATGCATGCAAGAACGCTCTGGAGAAAATGGTGTAGACCAAGAATAAGAAGAATGTACTGGCCTGCGCGGTATTTCAGCGGGCTGACCCAAAAACAAAATAGGCAACGTAAAAGCACGGCTACACGTCGTCGTTCAATGTCGTGGAAAGACCCCAAGGCATACCGACCGTTCAAGACCGATCAGGGAGTCAAGACTCGCACTTCCAAATACGTCCGTGAATGGAAGAAGCAGTTCCCGGACGCCCACGGCCTTCAGGCGTATTCCAAGGCCACAGGTGTCCCGCTTCCGATTGTGAAGGCATCGTATAATCGGGGAATGGCAGCGTGGCGCACAGGTCATCGTCCCGGTGCGACTGAACAGCAGTGGGGGTACGCTCGTGCCGCCAGTATGCTGACGTGCGGCAAGACACATTATACGACCGATGCGGATCTGGTCAAGAAAGCCAAGAAAACGGCGAAGGCTCGTACGTGGTTTAGAAAGACGTGTAGAACGGATCGGTCCTAGACCGCTCCTTTTTGTTAGCATAATCAGAATGAACTGTTGCTTCTGTTTTGCCCCAATCACCGAGGACGAAAGCAATAACCCATTCCCGCTGTGCGAAGTAGAGCCGGCGACAGATGTTTGGTGCTGTGACGTGTGTAATGAAGCGAAAGTGGTGCCCATGCGATTCGCCGTGCGAAATTGTAAGTCGCCTCAAGAAGCACGGAAAATGGCGTTGGAGATAATGAAAAACAGGATGACGCACGATCTCAAGCCTTTCACTCGTAATGACCTGAATATCTATATGGTGGAGCATCATCGGAAAATTGAACAACAGAGGCGTGATGCGACTGTTCGCCGAACGTACAATTCGGTAATTGAAAAGATTAAGAGTGTTCCCGACGACAGGTGTTATGCGGTCTATGCTCACATTGACGACATGGCTTTCATCAGTGGAGAGATTGAAAACAGGCTCCGCAACCTGTTCCCAGACTTTGTAGTTACGACCGAGGTGACACGCTGTAACGATGGTCTAGAGCGGCAGCGTATTACCGTCAAGTGGTAAGTAATCCTAAAAACGAATCCAGAACATCCCAGTCTTTTTGTTCGCATACTAAAATGGGCTGGCGGTATATTCTCATCAATCACACGCGCAAGATAATCTGCGAGACGTCGCTGAATTGTATCTGGGGGGATATGAGCCACCTTATTCGGGTACAGGGGTGGGAAGCAGGTGATGATGTAGAAATGATGTTTGAAGAGAACAACTGGACCGAGATCGGCAAACTCGTAGTCAAGGAGGGGTACAAGAGCCACTACAACCCCAGCGACTTTGACTGTACCTAACGAAGTAGACGAGCATGTGTGACCTTGTACGTCTTCCGGTGATCCCGCTTCCTTTTCCCGTTTCGACATGTCTTCCCCCGATTACAGGAACTCGCATAATAACCATATCGCCGACACACACCAATAAACGATGGAAGCATTGCGTTCGACCCCGTGGCATGTGTCAGTTTTTTCATGAGTGCGTACATACTCTTCATCATTGTGCGCGTGGACGTGAATGAAAATACGTGTGCCTTAACGATGGCTCGTAGTGGGGCATATGGATATACATCAGCAAGTACTTCAAAGAAGTGGCGGTAAATACCCTCCTTCTCTGGTGTATAGTTGTAAGCCACACAAAACAGAAAATCCATTCCCGGAGGCGCATCGGGTTGCTTGTGAACGAGTTGGTCGTAGTGTGCAGACACCTCCTCAAACAATGGGTCGGGAGGTGGGCAAATTACGCGCGGATCGGCCTTGCACTGGTCGCGCAGTTTCTTGTTCACCCGATTATGTAGATCGTATAACCACCGGGTCAGAGGCTGTTTAGGAGGCTCCCCTGCTAGGAATGTCGCAGTGCTCTCCCGACAAAACTTGCACGGTAGTATGTCTTTAAGGGTATTCATCAAATCTGTCGAGTCTGTGTTTTCATGAACGATTAGGTGTAGCAGTTGCCAGCCACTCGGCCCCCATGCGCGGGTATCCATTACCTTGTGCGTCTAAAATTAATATCAACTACAAGTAATCATAAACTATGGAGCCTACACCCGAACTTGCCGTTGCACCCAAGAAGCCGACGATGTGGGAGTCTCTCTTTGGCCCGTCTACTCCCGCATCTGCCCCTGCCCCTGCCCCTGCCCCTGCTCTCGGACCCGCGCCTGCATCCGTCGGTGGACGTCGTAAGCGCCGAAGCACCCAGAAGGTCGGGAAGCGTAAGTCGAACAAGACCGGACGTCGTCACCGCGTAAAAAAGCATTCTCGTAAGTAAACAAACCAAATGAAGACTGTTCTGAGCGGAGTTCTTTCCAGCGTAAAAAAGACGATTAAGAAAGTTCTGGGTGGACGCAAGCGTCGCACAGCGAAAAAGACCGGTCGTCACACGCGCCGTCGGTAAACTACTCACTCTGACTCGTTACGAATCTGAAAGCACTTCCAACCACCGTACGGATACTTCTCGTACTTGGTCTCAATTTCCTTGAACATCTCTGTAATCCGCCAATCCCGGGTTCCACGATTGGTCTCCCACCATTCCTTGAACTTGGATGTCAATGTCGTCTTGCGCACTGGAGGATGATCCTCTGCGATATCCACGGCGTATGTGCACTCGGTAATGAACCGTACGATAAAGTTATTCTCCTCGCGATATTCGTTGGTGTATGCCAGAATATCCTCAGGCGGAATAATCTCGTCATTGCGATACTGCTTATAGAGATGGATGAGGTATGCCAAGAAGCAACGCCCCCACTCTGTAGACTTGACCTTGCGCTCAATTGTCACATCCATCTTGAACTGATTGGGCCCATCTGGACTCTGCACAAACTTTGACGGGAAGTTGATCACCATGAAACGGCGCCACGTACCATTGTCGTTAGTATTGATCTTGGGCTTGTCGTTACATGCTAGATGGAGCTTGCACTGAAGCTCGAACTCCACCATCGACTTGGCACCCGCATAGAGATCGCGCGCGATGATCTTCTCGCTCGACGTCAACTCCTTCATCAGACCCGTATTCAGCGGAACCGCTTCATCAGGCTCCTGCATCGTTACGAATCGGCGACCCTTCAGACGAATGACCTCGGGAGACGCAGCCCCCGACTTGCCACGCTGTTGAGTGAGTAGCGAGATTGGGACCTTACACGCATAATCACCCAGCGCGGCCTCAATCAAACAGATCAACATGGACTTGCCGTTCGAGCCTACACCCGTCAGCACGTGGAACTTCTGATTACCCATTCCATTCAAGCACCGTGCCATATGGCGGTTCATGTACTCGCGCACGCGGGCATTCGGGAAGATCTTTGCCAGAAAGTCCTGAATCTCCGGCCACTCCTTGTAATCTGAATAACGCATTGCAGGGTCATAGTCCAGCTTGGTCGTGAAGGATAGGAAGTCGTCTGGCTTGCCATCTCGAAACTCGAACGTCTCCATATCAAACACGCCATTCTCGCACGCCAGCAGGTTGCGGTTCTCGTCAACCTTTCGCGCAAATGTCTCGTCGAGGAACAGCTCTAGACACTCGCGCATTACATTCGTCTTGAATGCCGTCTTCTTCAGTTGCGACGCAACCTTCATCAGATCCTCCTGCATATTTGCAGTGTGACAGAACTGGCATCCGGTCCGCGCACACTCGCGCGTATCCTTGGCCTTGCAGTCCTCCAGCTCCGAGAGCTTCTCGCCATAATAGCACGCGCGCTGAATATACAGTTTCCAGATCGTGACAGACAACTCCTGCTGGAGCTGAATACCCCTGTCAGACTCGAGCCACACGTGCCCCGTGAACTTATACCATGCATTCTTCCCGAAACTCGAGCACTTGTACGAGTCGCGATACTTGGAATACACGACCGACGCAACGTCGTACTCGGCACCGCTGTGTGACGCATCGACCTTGCGAACAATGTTCTCCTTCTCAATTTCCAGATAGCGATCCGGGTTGTCCGTGGCAGACCAGCGCTGGAGCGAGCCCACTCCGAGACGCTGACCGCCGTTACGGAAGCTGAACGAGTTCCACTTCGACATGCACTCGCGCACATTGAATTGCGCAGACTTGCGACTGAAATCCTCAAACTCGTCGTAGAGATCTGGATGAATGTTCTTGAGACAGATCCCCACCTCAATCCAATCCTGATACTCGGACGAACGACCCGTTGCAAGGTTCATGACGTGCTGGTGAATGTAGTGCTTCTCCTCATCTGAGAGTGCACGTGGGGCGTACGCCGTTGGCGACGAATCGCGCGAACCAGGGAGACGGCGCTGGGCTGGACGACCGCGCACCGGCATGAGCGCACGGCCACCCGAAATACGAACATTGTCCGTCTGATTCGTCTCGGGGAGATTGCCATACTCCTTCTGCGCGGCGGGGGTCATCTCCGTCTCCTTGGACTCGTCACGCTCGAACGTGTCCAATTTGCGTAGAAGATCGGGAGTCATAGGCACGGGGGTGGTGTCCACAATGGTATTTCCGTCCGCATCCACTGTAATCCGAGAGGTGATGATGTATGGGAGCCCACGGTCCTTGCGAGCGCCATACATCATCCAGCCGGATGACCGGCTGGCAACCGCTTTGTCGTAGACCTTTGTCCATTCCTTCTCCTTGAGTGGGACCTCGTCGAACACGGACATCTTCGTCAGCATGATCTCGCGAATCGCCATTTCAATGTACTTGGTCGTGCGCACACCGGGCACCATCAGATGGACACCGCCGGCGGCGCCGTCGCGCTTGGCAACGGGCTTCTTCTTTTCCATAATGTAGACCTCTACAGGGCCATCGATTTTGAGAAACGTGTAGAGTGTCTTGACGTACTCTTGCGTGAACTTCACGACCTGGGCATGCGTGTGCAGATGCGTCGTAGTTCCCGCCTCGTACTGGAAATCTAGATCCACCTTGCACGGGCCGAGCGATTGTGGCGACTCAACCAAAGAGATCTTATTTCCATGGACTTCAACATAATCATAGAATAGCTCGTAGAAATCTCCCAGTGCATCATCGCCAATGAAGAACTTTCCAGGAGGAGTAATTGTTGTATGGGTGATTGATTCTCCAGGAGTCGTCGTGCGATGATCATCCAAGAACTTGATGAGTCCACCCGCTGACGCCATTTTTAGAGAGTGTGTGTACATGGGACATATTATTCTGCCAGTCAATCCATTTTAAACGCACAGAATCGTATTAAGCAAAAACGAATTACAAAATAGCCCATGAAAGTATAAGACTACAAACATGAAGTTCTGCCCGGATTGTGAGAATGCTCTGACGGATATTCGCGACGACGCTGAGTCTGGGGGTGTCGGATTCCGCTGTCGCAAGTGCACGTACACGGAGACGATCAATCATGCAAATCCTCTCGTATACGAGCACAACTTGCGCGAGGACATGTCTGCGCGCATTGTTGCAAATCCATACCTTAGCAAGGATCCTACTCTACCGCGCTATGTTATGAAATGCGCGAAGGAGGGATGTCCTTCGGAGGAGGTCGTGGGTGTGAAAGTAGACAGCAAGAACATTGTATGGATGTATCAGTGCACGACTTGCAATACATCGTGGAAGCAGGCATCTCGTCGTGGCTGAGTAATAAAGAAAGAAATTACAGGTAGGAGTATAAGAATATATAACAATATGCTTAAACGTTTTTTAATCATACTTGCGCTATTTGCACCAGTGGGTTCACAGGGAACGGGAGGAAGTCTTGTTATGAGCTCTACGCCTACTCATAGCCGTATTGTGAGCACTACGGCTACGGATAGCGCTACGCGAAGCAGGGGAATGAGCTACACGAGTACCGACAGCGCTACGCGGAGTCGCCCACTGAGTGCCACGAGTACCGACAGTGCTACGCGGAGTCGCCCACTGAGTGCCACGAGTACCGACAGCGCTACGCGGAGTCACCCACTGAGTGCCACGAGTACCGACAGCGCTACACGGAGTCGCCCACTGAGTGCCACGAGTACCTATAGTGCTACGCGGAATCGCCCACTGAGTGCCACCGGCACGGGTACATCGACGTATAGTCGCTCATTGACATCTACACATACCGTGACTGGTTCGCGTAGTTTTTCTGCGACTGCGCGACCGACGAGTACGTCATCAAAGACTGCCAGCGCATCGCTCGGATCATCTTGGACAAGTACCGTCACGGGTACGAGTACCGTCACATGTACACAAACTCCTAGCAACCTTGTCATCGGTGGAGCCCCATCGTCATCATCATCATCTCCAAACAGCAATATCGCAATAATAGGCACTGTGGGAGGTATAGTTGTGGTGGGTCTGTTTGCGCTTGGATTTGTTCTGAACGGAATACGTTATCGTGGACGTAAGCGGACTTTATCTGGACCACCCCTGGACACATCGGGGACTCCGCCTCTTGTTCCGCAACATTCAGCGGACGATGACAATTATACAGTGTCGCACTCCAACCGATCTATGCGTGGCCTTGCCCTGCCCCCACCCATCATAGAAAAAGAAAAAGATTACATCCCGGTAGTCCGCAATCCCTTTCAAGCACGTGCGAGTCCAGAAGCGCGTCAAGTATTTATTCCCATGTCCATCAATTTAAATCGCAACAAGTCGACAGTCTTTACGAAGATGACCATACCACCACCACCTGCCTCAGACGCGGATGCACCTCCCCCATACCCATGATCTTTGCCCGCGTATAGACGGTCGTAGTATGACCACTGATCGCGAACATATTGTATAGAATGGTCATGAGGTACGGCGTAACAGACTTTGTGAGCATGTCCTTGTCGTACTCGTACAGAACAGCCTTGCTCGTCATAGTTGGAAAGTCAATTGCCATTGACATGCGACCGATAATCTTTCGCATATCAATGTGTTGCATCGCATAAATGTAACTATCGCCGAGAGGTGAACGAATGGCGAGTGCGGTGGCGAGAGACATATTGTATGCCTTTCTAACTGGGAATGTGGGCACGATCCGTTTTTTCGTACATACATACAATGGAGAACAAGCCCCCCCGCGTCAAAGTTATTAAACGCCCGGCACAGATGACCCTGCCCCTGCCACTTGCGCGCGACCCCTCTGCTCGCCTGACCACGTTTACACCTATGTCCGCCCGACCTGGTGGAAGCAAGACGTCCAAGGCACGCTCCTTCTGTAAGTGTATCAAGGATGTGCGCAAAACCATCAAGGCACGCAAGGGAAAGACGGTCGAGGGGTCAGCCATTGCAGTGTGTACAACCCGCCTACTGTGGCCACATGGCAAGACCCTGCGTTCGGTTCAGTGTAAGAAGAATGGGCGAAAAGCTCTCCTCATGACACAGCGACGCAAGTAAAACTGGAAATGTAAGCATTGTCGATATGAGAGATAGAGTCACTGCATATAAAACACCCCTACCGAATCCGCGTTGAAACTGAAGATTCATCTCCGTTTCAAGTAAATCTTCTAGTCTTTTCATTAAATAAAGATGCCTCGCTCGTGTAAATCTGGAACGATTCGCCGTAAGGCATACACGCGCAAGGCGTATACTCGGAAAACGGGTACACGCGTTGCCGCCACCAAGGTCCCGTCTGCATGTATTTCCGACGTAGGGAATCCTGGGAAGGGATTTTCAGGCCCGGGTACGGGTATTGGCAAGCTTAAGGAGGGTAAGCTGTCCGACTTTGGCTACTCTGTAAAGAAGACCGCGCGGTCTCGACACACGGCGCTCAATGCGGCCGCGAAGGCCCGTGGTCCGCTCGTCGTCTACCACGAGCTGAACGCATTGTCGGTGTATACCAAGAACACGTCTCCCTCCGTATCCAAACTCACACTGGCAGATCGCAACTACGTTGGAGAACAGCATGGATACAAGTCTGCGTAAAACGAATCACAAAGAAGAATGAATATAGTATAACAATACAAACTACATGCTATCAGAGTATATTCTGCGCGATGATATCGTCAAGGCGCAACAGACTCCGCGTACAACTCTTCCCTATTTCACCAAGTATGAATATACTGCACTTCTCTCCGTGCGCATTCAACAACTGTTTGACGGTGCTCTGCCCCTCGTCCCCATCCAAGAGTTTAATCGCGACGATCCCGAGCTATACTCGAAGATCGCAATGCGTGAAATTCTCGAACGCAAGGTCCCCTACATCCTGCGCCGGGAATTGCCAGGAGGTATTTCTGAATATTGGAGCGTAACAGAATTAGAACTCGCATGGTAATAAGTAAGTAAGTAATGGAGGAGTCTTTAAAAAAACTTGAAGATACATCAGAGTCCTCGTCCGATATTGCAAATACTTGGAATACCGCACATGAAACTCTTTTAGCGTCCATTGGCGACAAGGCGAATTGTATGCGCTGGATGCACACTCAGTCGCAAGTCTATTATGAGCGCTGGAATTTTTGGATGGCAGTACCGAGCGTCACCGTCTCCGCACTTGCAGGCTCTGCCACGATTGGAATGACGCGTTTGGATACAAGCGCTCAGGCAATCGCCTCCATTATCATTGGTGTTTTTACCATCGCAAGTGGCGTGCTCACCAGTATCAACCAACTGCTCAAAGCGTCACAGTTCGCAGAGGCGCACCGCATTGCATCGGTGGCATACGGCAAGCTTCATCGTGTGATTGCGAACGAACTCGCCCTCCGCAGGGATCAGCGGACAAACGCCCAAGAGTTTCTAAAAGTTATTCGTACCGAGCAGGATCGTCTAGAAGAATCCTCTCCGGTCGTTGGTGATAACATTATTGACAAATTTAACAATAAGGTTGAAAGCAATACGACCCTTGAAAAGCCCGAAATTGTCGGAGCACTTGATCATGTAAATGTAAACACGTCTATGAAGCCACCCTCCAATACTCACCAACTTTTTCCACATCGTCAGCGCTCAGAACCTACTCCATCGAGTCCCAAATACAATACAAAGCCCCTCCCAAAATCACCAGTACAAGACTCAATTTCAATAACGGTCATTCCAGAGCTTCCAGAGCTTCCACATTAATGTCCGTTATTCGAGGCCATTGAGAGTTGCGTCTCCGTGGGGGGAAAGAGGAGAAGGGGGATCGGGGAACGACCCGGATCGCGCCAACGGGCAGGGTCCAATGGCAGGGTCCCGTTTGCTAGAGCTACGTCCATGTTATCAGACGCGAAACGCGGATCCTTTGACTGAGCAGCTGCATACTCTGCCAAGATACCGTCGTGTGAGAACGCATAGGACGAGTGTGTTGTAAAGGACATATGCAGACCCAGGACAGTCAGGAGGACCGCAGTGAGGTAGAACTTTGAGAAGAGTAGACCCACAACACCAACCAACCAGACGGCGCGGGAGATCGTTCCATGCGTCAGAATTGCGTCCAGAACTGACCGCGGGGCTCCCACGACGGATACGAGTGCGAAGATGGCGATAAGGGCAATTGAGGACTGAACATCACGGGATGTGGCCAGCATCTTTGTTAAAACGGAACATTTTTAATGCCCATTGAATGACAATAACAAGAATGCTTATTCCTATTCGCTGTGTCACTTGCAACAATATTCTGGCGGGCAAGTGGTTGGCATACCTTGACCTTGTGGAAAAGGGGAAGAGGAAGGACGGGCGGACTGATTCGTCTCCCCCCTATCTTACGAAAACAACAACGAAGACGGCAGAGGGGCGAGCGATGGATGAACTCGGATTTACTCGCGAATGCTGTCGGCGACACATTCTCACTCACGTAGATCTTTTGTAGAGAAGGTATAATGTCGTGGCCTATTGCGAATCCAACGTATACTGCCGGAATGCCGACGTTTCAAGCGCGTCGTTCTTTTTCCTCTTCAGAGCTCCTGGCTCTGCAACGCCAGAAGATAGAAAAGTCACTCAATACTGTCCCGTCCATCAACCTACAAGATAGTTCAGAACTCACGGCTCGTACTCGCAAGGGCGCATCTATTATACAGTCTGTGTCTGCGCCTACCCGAGGTACATCTGGAAATATGGTAAAGTTCAATGATTGCTCTGTTGTTCAGGCCATGGTTTCGGGGTCTGCATACCGTGCATCCGCTACACGCTACCAGCCCCGTGTCAACTACACATCGCCCGGATGCTCCACAATTCTGAATGATGCAATTCGGTTTCCGCGCGCTGTCAAGTGTGACCACCCAGCAACGCCTAGCAAGCACATTGTGTATCCTTACGACCCTGTATTCGAGCAGGGACTTCGTAAGAACGACAATAAAGTTGTTATGACCCATCAACCAACGACGAGTGCATGCGGTGTACCGCTCTAAGACGAAGGTGCGCCGTCACCGCTGAACATCATCCCAGAATATTCGTCAAAGCTACTGTCGAGTATCTCGATCTCCAATGTGAACGAGTTCTCTGCACCATTAAAGTTCACGATACGACCATCATGCTCGCGAAACCGCACGTGCAGTTGCGCTAGCTTGGCGATCGGGGGATTGTAAATATGCGTGCTCACGGGAGGCACGCACGAATCCTCGTAAAAGGCAGTAGATCCTACGGCAACATTCATCTGAATCTTGGTAAATGTTCCGTCAATGCGCCCCGACTTTTTGTTATCAATTGCTGTCGAATCAATCTTGTTGAGTTGCTCGAGATCGAGGTCGAGGTAGCGGAACCCAGGGACACGCGGAACATATGTAGCAGTGAGAGACTTGCTCGTGGATGTCGCCGTTCCTGCATCAAATCCAACATAGTACCCGAGTCCCCAGTCGCTGGCGTAGGCGATCGGGTTGGTGGAACCACAATTCGCACTGCCTGTGGCCGCCGTCGTCGCAAACGTGAGTGAAAAATCACCGGTAGCAGTGCTAAACACATACTTGTTCGACACCGAGTTCAGAGCTACACTAAACACATTGTCGATGGTGCGGATCGCCACTTGCAGGGCTGCAGCGAGCGAGGTCGCATCGTAGTTTCCGTCAGGGATGGTGAGCGCGTGGTCGGAACCATTGGTGTATGTAAATGCGTTATTATTACGACACGCCGAGATTGCATATACTGTGTTTGGGATCTCGTAGGACCGCACACCGATCGAATACACGCCCGTGTATACGGCGGGAAGTGTGACAATGTAATCGCCCGAGTGAGAATTGGCCACCTGCTGGCGATCGCGCGAATCAATTTGAATACACTTGCGAACCTTGCGCCAGACTTTCTTCGGAGTCGACGAACGGTATCCAACGCCGTTGTAGTACTGAATTGCCGACATTCGTATTATGTTCTTGGCATAGATTAAATGAGTGCAGAAATCCTCAATGTTCTCCTGATTCTCCGTAATCAAGTCAAGGTGTATCACTGGGAAACACTATCATACGGACGTCACAAGGCTACCGATGATCTTGTCAGCAGTCTCGATGATAACATTGATAAATTCACGGAGGCGTACATGGGCCGGTATGGTCGCCCCAATTTCAATGCCAAGTCTGGCAAGCTTCAGGTCTATAATGCAAAGGACAAGCGCGCTCCACAGTTGCTGGTCGCGGGTATTAACTGGCTGACGCACGAACTTCCAAAACTCGTTAAGCGAACGGATACCGACCTGCTGAATATTCGGGACGAGATTCTGGCCGACCTCCAACAGGCTCGATTCCTATTCAGCCTTCACTGAACCGACTTTCGCTACAAGTGTTTATAAAGGCAATGCTCTGGATTTATGCGGGGCTTGATCTTGGGCGATGCGATACTCGTGCACGGGCTGATCTCCCTGCAGGGTATATTGACCTCTCCAAAACACGCAGTCAGAATGTCACAAAAGCTCTCCAAACCGTGTATGAACACCACCGGACAGGACACGTGTACTTGGGATTCCTGGATCCGCTCTTGATGCTGTCGCCATCCGACGAGATCCTTTCGCGCAAAGCATTTCGTAACATTGATGTGTCCGTTGTCGTAAGCAACCCGCTTATTTTACCCTTTTCCTGGAAAAACGGATCACTTAAATTGGTTCTAGTCGGTGATAGAAAAGATGCTCCGCCTCCCAAAGCTCTCAACGACAGTTGTGCTCCACTCGTATGATATCAAGCTGAATACCGACGAAATTCTTCGAAACATGCCACTCGAGGGCGGTATCATCAAGGTTGAGAAGCGAGGTATCCTACGCCGCGGGGAATCGAAGCGTGACAAGATCAACCGTCGCAATCCCAAGCCAATCACTGCATCTGGATTCGGACACAACTCTGTCACAGTCGTTGTCTGGAACGATGGAGAGGGTACATTGCCTGCAAAGGAAATTACGGTAAAGATCTTTCATAATGGTGTGTTTCATATGACGGGTGTTCTCGACCCCTTATATGAGACTGCAACTCTGGATGTCCTGAAGGCACAGATGCACCCTGCATGTATCCGCGAGGGTGGGTGGACACACATCGCACGTCGTGTTCTTCTCATGAATTACTCCACTGCAATTCCCGAGGACGTGAAGATTTCCCGCGCATCTCTTCAGAGGTACTTTCAGGAAAAGGGTATTCAAGCAGAGTTTGAGCCCGATGTGTCTCCGTGTGTCAAGGTCGTATTCCCACAGCGCTGGACAGCCTGCGTCTTCCGCACCGGCAAGATCAACCTTACGGCTCTAAAGTCTCACGAAGACTGTACTGACTTCGTCAAGCTTTTGGAACCTCATCTCCAGGCGTATGTTGCAACACTCGCAACAACGACGGCTACACCTTAATGGAAATCTCATGATCAGACTTGTAATAATAAAACACACCAAGAAAGATGGCGATAGAGATATTCACAATGACAAACACGACAAGGTAGTCACTGCGGATATATGTCTTTTTCATGTAGAATACGTAGCTAACGGCGAGTGTGGCGAACCCGACGAGTGCCGCGACGAGTGCTCCGATGTTTGCGTAGGCTCCTACGCTTAGTCCTGCCATTAGTCTTTTTGGCGGTTTTCTTTCCGCGCTTCCGTCGACCACCTGCCATCTTATTTGCATCCAATGTCTTGGCCGGCTGATCACCAAGCTTGTCGTAGGCAGAGTCAGCCTCCGCCCTGTGCGACGTGCGCAAAAGCTCTGCGAATCCCGCATTCGGGTCTGTGCCTCCAGCAGATACCATGGTAGGGACATTCTTAACCTCTACATCTGCACCTCCACGCAGGCGAAGGCGGTAACGACGCCGGCCTCCTCCGACCTTACCCCCGAGCACTTTAATCGCATTTGATTGCGAGGCAACTATATCGTCCACGCTCTTGGCAGATGCCTGGATCATAGATCCTTCGATTTTCGGGACGTCGGGTTGTTTTACATCGACTGCGGGCATAATGATGGATCCGTCACTTGCGACGGTTGGTTTGGCCATTATTATTTACGGGTAAAAAATACAGATCTATAAATGAATGATATTCAGTACGACGCCACACAGATTCAGTCAATGGTCCGCAATATGGATGACAGCAAGAAGCGCCACCGCGCACTGAAGACTTCAAACGTGGAGGAGTATATCAAGAAGTTGACCGAGGAGAATGAAATTCTTCACTTTAACTTCCCGTCTATCTTTACCCTGCACGTCGAGGACAAGCTGGATGCAACCTTTTTCTACATGCTCAATCAGAAACGCCGTATTGAAAAAGGTGAGTTGACTGAGGACGAGGCATCGAAGGAGGTGGGTAATCGTCTGTACGGTCGCTGGGTTGCACCCGTTATTGGTAGCACGACTGCCCCGGCTACAGAGTCATATGAAGATTATTACAATCGCGTATCTATGAATAAATAACCTTGCGAAGACCGTATTCGCGCATACACTTTTCTAGAAAGTGTCGGCAGTCGTTGCATGGCATTGAGTTCTGTAGTGAACCATCCACTCCGTGACGTACGACAATCAGCGTTGCGCCACGGAGCTGTGATAGATCTCCCAGACTTTTCACGACATTAATTTCTGCATGAATTGTCCGTTCTGAATACCCGCATCCTCGTGAGCGGGACCCTATCCGATTAAATGCGGAAGCAAGTACCTTGCCTCTGCGTATAATTGTTGCATGATGAAGCTGTGTTCTGTGGGGTGGAATATTGGGGATTCGCTGTCTTTCTACGTATTGTGCCATTCTACATGCCTACAACCGGGAGTGTGGGCACATCCGAATCCATTTTACTCCGACTACCCTGCTTTTTGCGTAGCCTCCATTCACGTTTCTTTCTGTTGATTTCATCCTTATTTGCTTCATAGTTTGCCATTGCCACTTCCTTGTTTGCCAGTCTATGAAGACGCTGCTTCTCTAGAATCTCCGCCTTATTTGCCTCATACTTCTCCTTCTTCTTTTGTGCGACTTCTTCCCTGTTCTTTTCAGTCCATTCTTTGATGTATTCCCTTCGCTCTTCCTTGTGAGTCTCGTAGTATTCCTTAGCCTGATCCTTCTTCTTTACTGCCTTCTCCTCGTCTGTCAAACCACCGCCTCTAACAATATTCACACAGTTTGGTCTTGTATTGATAATTTCACTTTCACGACGCATCGCATGTCGCCTGGTAGCGTATTCGCCAGACTCAATGAAAGTGAGCGTGCATGTCTTCCATCCATACTTATCGAATATCACACACACACCGATCCACAGCTTTTTGCTTTCCCTCTTTTGTAGAGACCATAGTTGCGCAGATGACCACTAAATCGTTCGAGCTCGTCGTGTTCTGTCATACCGACATATTCTTCATCTCCCATGCTAGATTTAATAATATAGAAATTGTAGATCATTATACCAATTGTAAAAATACACGAAGAAATATCCGTTTTCCCTACTCTGCCTTAATCTGCGTCCGCAGATCCTGGAGCATACTTCCAAGCTTGTTCTCGCCCTTCCACTTCTTGGGATCCTTGGCGACTTCTGTCCCCGCCGATGTCCCAATACCCCAGTGCTTGTCACGAGGATCCGCGTTGGCTAGCAGTTTGTCATCTGTATCGGTCAACTTCTTGCGCAGTTCCAAGTTCTGAGTAAACTTGGCGCGCACGATGGTCTTCATCACCTCGTCCTTCTTCTCAGTCCACACATCCTCCTTGAAATCCTTCACCTTCTTACCAAATGATTTGGCAGACTGCGCAGACTTGGCTTTCAGGATCTTGGCGAACGTATCGTCATCTCCGAATGTCTTGGCCTTAATACCCTGGAATGCGTGCTCTGCAGACTTGTAGTCCACACCATCCAGATTGAAGTTGGTCTCGTAGAAGTTCGAGAACTCCTTGTTCTCCGGCTCCTTTGAGAAGAAGTAGAGGATTTCCGGCAGTTTCGGGGCGTCTTCGGGTGCCACAACGACGCGCTTGCGACGTACGGGCTTGGGCTTATCCACCTTCGGCTCCGGCACACCCTCCACCTTCGGCTCCGGCACACCCTCCACCTTCGGCTCCGGCACACCCTCCTCGGACTTGGGCATCTCCGGAACCTCGACTTCAACGGCTACCTCCTCTGCGGGCTCCGGCGCCTTGGCCGTCCGTCGGAACACGAATGTCTTGTACATGAAACTGAAATCCTGCTCTGGCTGTTCCAGCCGAATCGCAGTCTGTCCAGTGTATATCTCTCCAAACGACTTGCTGTCCACAAGCTCAAACCCCGCCTCGGACAAGATCTCCTTGCATGCCTCGAACGGGACCAGGTACTCGGGCGTAGGCTTCACGATTGATTCGAGCAGAACTTCCACCTGCTGTCCGAACTCCTCCTTCCACTCACCTGCGTCCTCGTACTTCTTAGTGATCTCGGCGAATGTCTTGCCACGCACGCGGAAGGTGTGTCGATCCTTGCCAGCCAGCAGGGAGTACACTGACTTGCCGTCCAGGAATGTCCCGAAGAAGATCGACTTGCAGTGTTTCAGGTTCCCCACAAACGTCTTGAATGTCTCGGCACTCTCACACGCATAATGGATCGCAAACTGGCACGCAACCACATCCCAGTCCTTGATACCCTTGAACTCTTCAAGATAGGCTGTGGGCGCTGGCTCGTCGCCAAACACGATCTGGAGATACTTGGATTCCTGATCTTCAAGTGTCTTTGTCATGTCCCCCTGTGCGTACAGGACTTTGGGCATGAACTCGTTAGACCGCGCCTTCTCCTTCAGGTATCGCACGCATGCCCCCTGTCGTGGCATGGACAGATTCGTCTGTGAAATATCCATACCCAGCACCTTCGAGGGCTTGGCACGACGCCACTTGTGCATGTCGCCACCACGACCCACTGCCAGCTCAATGAGTGTATTTCCCGCCACTACGTACGTTCCATACAGCGTATCCTTGATGCGATTGTGGAAGCTGTACACGTCGCGCAGGATGCGATCGCGCGAATCCACGTCGTCACGGTAGTACATGTCGTCCTCGAACGTGTCGTCTGGAGGGCTCGTGTACAGATTCCGAAGCATGGCCTCCGTGATCGGAACGTGAATAGAAGTCCAGATAGAGTCTGCGACGTGAATGTCATTGCCATACTCTGCAAGATTTAGTACTCGATACTTGTACGTCTTGTCGTAGCGCGTGCGCATAATTGACCATCGCAGAGTGGCCATGTCGTACGCACACTCCACAATCGTATTGTCTTCCACCTTGGAATCTTCACTGTCGAATGGTACCCCCTTGTCGTTGACTGGGACCATGATCTTGTAAGCGTCCGGATCGCGAGGTGCAACCGGCTGAAAGATGGAGGGCACGCGCGTCGCAGATGCACCCAGAGACTGCAAATCGCTGTGCAGTTTGGGAGGGACATATTCGCCGGTCAGAGTCTCGCATGGGTAGACAATATCATCACCGGGTGTCCGCCCCACATACAAACTTCCCGAACGAACCATCTGCTTGGTTTGGATGTCGTATGTTGTCCCCGCGTCCAGTTTCAGCAGGAAATCAATCGAGTTCTGGTGCGGGGGCTTCCACTTGTACACGCGCCGCCACGCCCTGCCCTTGACATCCGATTGGGGCGCGACCGCTGACGCCCGGGGTGTGAATATAAGACCATCCGTCTCATATTCGAAGCTCGTGTCCAGCAATGTGCGGATACACTCTTCCATCGCAGCGCCGTCTCCCGCAAGGAAGAGCTTCGTTTCGACGCGCAGGACATCATCCGACTGTGCCATGAATGCCGAACCCAGTTCACGCACAAACTCACGCGCACATCCGAGCCGAGATGACAATGGGTGCTTCTTAATGTCGTCGTCGCTGGTGAAGAGCGGAAGAGACTTGACATCGCGGTTCTTGTAGCGGTAGATATCGAACACGCAGAATAGATTCTTCTTCGGTAGGAACTCACCGTCGAGGAAATCGTTCAGGTGACTGTCGTCGGTTGCGGTGAGTCCAGTGAAGACGACCTGTCCGTTCGTGTTTACACGCATCATCTTGCGATCGCGGGCGACATACAGACCACATCGCTGACCATCGGCCTTGTTGGTAACTGTGTATCCCTTGAGAATGTTCCCGGGGCGATCTGAAACGACGTGCACGCGATCCAGTGTAACCGGGTTGTAGAACAGATTGTTTGTTAGTTTGAACTCGTGCGCATACCGCTGAAGATCGGAGAGGGGCAGGATGTGATGCGTCTCTTGATATGCACCGACCAGTGTCTCGAGCACCTTGAACAGCGAACGGCGGATCTCGGCTGGGGCTCGAGGCTCCTTACGAGGCGTGTACTCGACCTCCAGCTCGTAATGTGGAGTGTTCTTGAGGACATCACGTACGCCCTCCTTACCCGAGACACGCGTCTTGACCATGGAGAAATCAACGCGGAACTCGTTTCCGGGAACGTGGAAAGACTGCCGGTGAATGACACGAATGGTTGCCTTTGGATCGTCGACAGAACCGGTAAAGTCCTTCTTCAGATGCTTTTCCGATTTCAGTGTGAACCGGCAGAAGACGTCGGGGACATCAATGACATCCTTCTTCGCGCCGGCAGTGTAGTAGGGCGACTTGCGCTCGACGTCCAGCGGAATATTGGCAAACGACTTTGTTGAACACACTGCGTGGATGTTGGCAGCACCCAGGATATTGACGCGGATGCCATCCTGAAAACTGTATGTTAGGCGATGCTCTTCAGTGGATGGGTATCCTGACACGGATGCGCGTATCCGCTCTGCAACGTCGCGTGTTTGAATTCGGCCGGCGAGGACCTTCGCTTCGAATTCTGCGGTTGGGTCATTATTCGCGTGGAGTATAAAATCGGTGATATACTCCACGTGATGGGTTTTTTCTATTACCCGCTCCATTGTATGTTTCTTAGATCAAAATCATGAAGTTTTACCCGTTTTTGCCATTTTCTCATACGACGTGCGAAGAGCGCTGTCAGCCTCCAGGTGTTTGCGCTGGTCAAAGCAAAAATGTATATACGTTTCCATCTCGTTTAGACACTCGGGTGGCAGGTTGTGCGAGGACACAAAGACGCCCGTATCCGAACGCGTATACTCATTTGTGAACTTGCGAATGATCTTGAAGATTTGTTCGTGCTCATTTTGATCCAGAGATTCCAGGAGGGACTTCAGTTTCTCCGCCGACATTTAGTACTAATGTGCTCGGTGGCTGTAAGTCCCCCGACCCGCCGGGCCCCCCAGTTGGGACGAGCTTGCGGCGACGACGCTTGGCATCTGGCTTTGCCTCCTCGGCGGCAGTTGCGACGGACGCAACGACGACGCGCTTTGTCTCACCCTCAGATGTTGTCACTGCGCTCGCGCGCTCGTTCTCGGATGGCATGACTGCTACGACCGGCTCATCCGTCTTGGCGGGGATGCGCTTAATCAGCTTGGCCAGGACGAAGATCTCCTCGTCGTTTTGCTTGAACTCTGCACCCAGAACCTCTACCTCAATGCTATCGTTTGGCTGGACCTCCTCGAACTCGGTATTGCCGATGTGCAGGTCACGGGGTAGGAGGATGCGCAACGGCTTGCTCTCTGCATGAATGCCGATCTTACTGCGGAAGATCACCGGGGCGGTGAGAATCTGTCCCTTGTGTGGGAAGCAGACATCTGCTTGGAACTTGACACGGTATCGAACACCGGGTTGGAGAATATTCATACGACCCAGCGAATACTCAATGATCACAGACGACTTGCTCTGGATATACCCTTCCGTTCCACACCGTCCCTCAACCTCTGCCTTGATTTGACTGAGCAGAGAGGTCTGGATATTACGCTGTAGGTGCCTGGAGTGAACAGAAATTACGCGTTGCATTTCCCTTCGCTCGAACATTTGTCCTGTACTCATGGTTATTACTACGAACGATCTGTTTTAAACGATTTTCGCACGGAGAGCCTTTGTATCCACCGTGGCCCATACTTCGGGCATCACCCAAAATGACTTTTCAGTTTCCGTGCGCGTGATCAACGACAGATATATACAGCGAGACTCTTGGTTATTCTGGCTTCCGAATGTTGGGAAGTCGTGCCCTCCCACATCGCGTGCAAACACACCGATGTCCGGCCTCTTGAAACTACTGCACGCGCGTGGCTGGACAGTCTTCATACGCTGGATACGAGCAATGTGACCATCGGCTACCTCAAATGCAGATAGTTTCAGTGTCCTGTCTTCCAATGTGCACAGGATCTTGTGTTGGTTCTTAATCTTGTCGGTAATCTCGTCAAGCTTGCGCGCCTTCCATGCATTGAATCCATCCAACTGTTCTGCAATGGGGATTACGACGACACCGTCCTTGTCGTAGACCTTGCCCCCCAGACCCACTACGAGATCCGTGCCTTCAATCTGTAGACCACGTGCATACGGCTTGTCGGGGTTCTGAAGCACGCGACGGAGTTTGTCCTCCGGAGACAGCATCTGATCCACAATGAACCATTCACGTATCTCTTCCGAAAACGAGGATGCATCAAATGGAAAGTTGAATTCTGGAAGCGCAGATTCCTCCTCACCTGCCGGAAGGGGTGCAGGCGCCTCCTCCTCTTCTGGAATCTCTTCCTCTGGGATATCCACCGATGTCCGCGTTCCCTTGGACGCAGCGACACTGCGGTCAAACATTGTTCCATCCTTGATATCTTCTGGTGCAAATGCGTACAGTTTTCCCCGACGTTCCAGCGTCCCCGTGCGACCCGCCGAATCTTTCAACTTCAGTCGCTCCTGAATCGCATTGTCTACGATGTACGTTATGACAGCCGGATCGTAGCGGAATACGTGAAGCAGGTCGTCGCGCTTCCATATGGGTTTCTCTTTGAATAAATCAATCATCTTTTCAAATACCTGGTCGCGGACATCCAAGTACGAGCTCAGTGGGCGCACATATGTCGCATCATCCGACGTGTCGGAAGGAGGAGACGGCGCGCATTCGGCAAGTGGCATATCCGCGGGCTCAAATGTCGGTGCGCTCATTTGAATCAGTGTCAACGGAGGATCCACCTCCTCCCCCCCCTGCGACCTCGTCTGCTTCACAACCAAATTCTTCCACAAAGCAGGGAGCTGGTTTGTCGCAACCTGTTCCGTGCAGTCGATGGCCGATTGCATGAGAACACGCTTGACCCCTGCAATGTTTTTGGCCTTGTATTCAACAAATTCACGGTACATGTACTCGTCATATGTCTCGACGGTGTCATCGGGATAGCGCGTGACGTGGAGGTACACTGTGCAATTCTGTTCCGCTGGGGGTAACGTCTTGTGAGAGCACGTGCGCAGTCCGCGCCCCACAATCTGTTCGATACGACTCATATTGAACCACGGATCCAGAATATGGATCTGTCGGATGTTTTTCAAGTCCAGTCCTTCCGAGACCAGCGGAGACCCCAGGACAATGCGGATATCGCCTCCCTTGGAATTGCCCGGAGCACGCAGACGATCGACTATGCGATCTCGCTCGGCAGGTGTGAGATCCGAAGAAATCATTGCATACTTCCCGCGAGACGGCCCCGTATACTCGTCTGTCTTGTTCTCAATCATTCGCGTGCCGATTGCGGGATCGAATCCGTGTTCCTCGAGACAGACTGCGAATTCACGAATTCCTCCTTGGATGTAGTTTGAGTAGACGAAGATGATCCCCGAATTGTCCGTGATACAGTTTAGAACTGTTGCGAACTTGGTGGCATGCGCCTTGACGGTTGAAGGAGATAGATACGGCTCCCCCTTGTACCGCCACGCAAACTGCTTATTTGGCGATGATTCAAGTCCGGGTCCAGACACGATGGTCGGTAGTGCACCCTCTTGAAGCACGCCTGTAATCTTGCGCACTGCGTCCGACTGCGGGGCCTCTAGATACGAGACGGTGAGTTTCAGGTACTGTATCGGTGTATCGATCGCCTGCCCCTGGAAATCAGCGGTGCGATCTGGTTTGGCCAACATATCGTCGGGGGGAGGCAGGCGGAACGGGAATGTAAACGGGTTCTCGCCACGCACGTACGACACGTACTCGTGAACGTATCCCCGAAATACAGCCTCCTTCTCGGGAGTCACAAATGCGCCATTCTTGCTAAATATAGAGTCCGTCTCCACTTTCTCATCGGCCGCCTGGCGCTTGTCGTTCCACAGGAACAGGTTGAACAGGAACATGATTTCCTGGAAGGTATCGTACATTGGAGTCGCAGACAGAAGCACGAGCGTCATGCCATTTGCGACCTTGACAATCTTTTGGATCGCTTCAGAGATCTTCTTGTTGACCTTCTCCACATTCACAGACGGCGATTCGCGCATATTGTGTGCCTCGTCCACAATCAAGAGACGACCATCAAATGTCTGATGGATCCACTCCTCAAACTCCTTCTTTGTCTTGGTATTTGCCTGAAGATCAATCTCGTTGGCAAATTCACCGTATCCCCGGAAATCGTAAAAGTCGTTAATCATGCGCCCAATGATCTGCTTGAGTTTCTCTCGGCTCTCTGGATTCTCCCAACGCAGGTTCTCCGTCTGTGCGCGCTCCAGCATCTCGAGGTAGCGACGACCCGTGCACTGTTGCGACCGGAGGAGGCCATGGTCGTCTGTTACGCGCGTGACATCAAAAATCTGGGTCTTAAAGTTTTGCTGGACGGAGGGAGATGACAGCACGAGGACCTTCTTGTCCTGGAACTCTGGGCGTAGAATGTACTCCTCTGCCACTTGGATAGCGGTACACGTCTTGCCCACACCCGTTCCGTGAAACAGGAGCATATTGCGATTCGGACTGTCTGGACTCAATATGCGCCGAACAAACAGTTGAAATGATTGGAGATTGAAATCCTTAGCCGTACACGCTTCTGTGCGCATCTGGAAAAGCAGTTCGGAGGTGGGTGCAGATGGAAGTGCTTTTGCTTGGACTTCAATCTGCTCCTTGAGGGATGCCATTGTTATTCTTATCCTAGTAGTTAATTCCCCTACCGATTCTGCGTGTGTTTCACGCCGTAATTGAGTTGCTGGGCAACGGCATTGTACTGTGCAATCTGCTCGGGGGGGTTGCTGTGACCCGCGGTTGTGATCTTCGACTTGGGATTGCTCTTGTTGGCATTGTAGATCGTCTGGAGCTTTATTGCCTTGAGCAGATCGCTCGAGCTCGCGACCTTGACGTTACCACGACCACTGGAATAAGAACCGAAATATGATGAACCCTGTGCAGACATATCTATTATTCCTAGTGCATAGAAATAATGGGCGGTGGATTATTCGGAACGCCTCTCTATTTGAATCCAAAGTGTCTAGCATTCTCTGGTCTCTTGATCGCAGTGTACTGGATGCCCCCTTCCGCTTCACTACGGACTCCCTACGACATTGCCTTCAAGCGCGCCGTCACAATTGCCCTTGCGTTCACAGGGTACATTCTGATGGCATGGTACGATGTGGTCTACGACTGCAATGATCGACTGCGACCAACTCTCCTCGGATGGCTCAGCGCTCCATTCAAGCCTGCTCAGTATGGTGCAGAGCTCGATCGCTTACCGCTTAAATGGAACCGTATTATACGCTGGGTTGATGTAGGGGCCCTTGTAGTTGCGGTTCTTTTTGTAGGTGCGCCGTTTCTTACTTACCGTCCGCTTCGCGCGTGATCGCCCACCCGTCTCCCCGGTCAGGATGACACCCTTTATGGTAAACACCCTCTGATTGGTCCCCGCCTGACAGTGGTCGGCACTCACAATGTTGACGTCTTCACCGTATCGGTTCACTGGATCCGTGGGAGACATTATAATAGCCTTGGCCGAGGCAACATAGTCTAGAACGATATCTGTCTGCACCAGTTCAATGATTTTGTACTTTAGCAGGGCTGAGGTTAATTCGTGAAGCGGGACAATGAAGTTCCCATTGCCCTGAACATAGTAATAGGGCGTCTCCATGTCCACCTCTCCTTCTACCGGGGCACCGTGCAGTTCTCCATTGCACTTGTACCGAATCTGCGACCCATCGCTGTGACTTTTCTCAACCTGCTCTAACGGCAGGGTGAAATACGACTCTTTGGCTTTGAAGATGATGGATCCCATCCTGGATAGGATGGTTATCATGGGAACTTCCTCATTCTCTTCAAAATCATACACTTGTTGATTTGTGAACGGAATTGTGATCTCAGGAATCGCGTCAGACACAAAGAAGTCTCCGCTCCGCACTGCCGTATGTGGAAGAGGCGTATAGTGCTCGAGGTTAGGTAAGGCCTCGAAACGTACAGTTTCGAGCGTTGACGGATCATCAATGTCAATCGTTTTAAGGCCTTCAATGTCGATTAGTAGGAGGTGTTTGCACCCCGGACCGATTCGAATCCGTTCAAGTGAAGTTCCTTGGACTAGAGTTATCTTAGGCGCCGCCAGTGTGATTTCTGGACCCTGTAATCCGAAATTATCAATGTGTATTTCGTTGACAATGGGTCCAATAAAGTTGATCGTTAGCTTGGCATTGTTGAACGGGATGATACTTAAAAATGCAATATCTCCGATATTAAGCTGTTTGAGTGGCACGGCACCGGCCAGTAAAAAATCCCGGAGGTTTGTCTGTGTCGTTTCTTCGAGGTCGTCAATCTCGGCTATGATAACGCTTCGAAATCCAAGATCCTTTCCAAAATTTGGAAGTGATGTCAACGACAGATATTCGAGCTCTATATCCGTTCCATCCATCTGATCGCGTATTTTTTGGATAAGTTTTGGAGTATCGCGACCATACCGGGTCATATCTCCCGACATGTTCACCATATTCAGGCGAGCTGTCTTCTGTTCTGCGGTGATCCCATCTACCGACGGGGGTTGTGCTTCCATTATACAAAACGGATACTCTTTCTCATAAAGAAATCATAGATCATCGCCAGAATGGAGAAGTGCAACCACTCCACTTGCAGGAAAAAATCGTACACCACCATGCAGTGTAAGTGCCAGAAGGTATACTGCGCGCTCCACAGAAATGACCACAGTTGTACCTACGATTATCGTGCGGAACATCAACGGTTGCTCTCCAATCAAAATCCGCGGGTGATTGCCCCCAAACTCATAGATTCATTATTCTCTTGTAATACGCCTCAATAAAGTGATTGGACCGGGGACCTGCTAGATGCTGGTCCAATTGAGTATACAGTCTTGCAAATGCCTTCTTTTTTGCATTTACCGACTTGCTCAGTATATCCGGATTCGTCGTCAGATAGTCCAGGAACAGCAGGCCCCAGCTAATACACCACCCCATCTCATTATCTCCCTTGAAGCGCTGGAGATATACGCATTTCGATCGGTCTACGCACGCGGTGTTAATTATCTGGACGGGGACACCTGCGTATCGCGAAAACTCATTTTCAAGGTGGCTCTTGATTTCGTCGGAGATGTCGCGGAGATTACGCATGTCGAAAAAGTAAATATTGATCCCACCCCCTTCACGTATAGCGAGGGAACATACGACATGGCGCACAAATGCCTTTAATATGGGGTTGGGACCCACGTCGTAGCATGTGAAAAAGACAACGGGCTTTTCCGAGAATTTTAGAGCGTATTTTAGACCGATGTAGATTGTTGTGTCTTCTCCACTCACATTGTGGACATTGATATCGCAGTAGTCGGTGGGATCGAAGGCATAGTGGTATGCATGTGTCCGACAGCTGAAGTCAAATTTCTTTCGTATATTTCGCTTTTCAGGAACGTCCACCGGGTGAGGACGCAGATGTCCAGGATTGTCCGGTTGTGCCATTAAATTGTATCAATATCTAATTCCTTAGGTTCGCCTGCCTTGTCAGTACTCGCAGGCTCCTCGACAATCGTATCAAACTCGATTCCGTCCGATACACCAGACTCACCCCCCGCAAACAGGCGAGGATCAAGCGTCATTTCACCCTTGAGTGCCGAGAGCTGGCTGGCAGACAGTACGCCGATGATCTCGTGCGTGATACCCGAATCCATTCCCGTCTCAGAGATTAGAACGATTGAATTGACGTCGATGAATGCGTCCTTCTTTCCACGACCACTCAGCGCGCCTCGGACGGGTGCCCTCACCGCGTGCAAGCGATCCTCGTGGATATAGTTTACCTCCATACGCCCCTGTCCCAGCTTGCGCACAACCTTGCCGATATGAAGCGTATCGGGAAAGTCTCCGTCGCGCACATCGGAAAGGATATTCTCAAACAGCTGGCGTGATTTCTTAGATGTTGATGACTCTGCGTTCGAATGCTTCTTGTGCTTTGATCCACCGGCAGTGTTCTTTGGCATTTTGATTATGTTCTTGGTCTATCCACTTGTGGGGACGTTTCTATCCGTTTTCGTTCTAGGAGCCAGCAGTTCACACACAAGTAGTCGACGCCCGGAAGCTCGAGGCGACACTTTTGACATGCCAGCATTTTATTCTCGTTCGTTAAAAATAAACATGTCCAATCTCCTACTCACCTTCGCAGTTGCGATTTTCGTTGGCGGTGCTCTGAAGGACTTCTTTCAGGCGATGATCCGCGATCTTGTCACGCCCTTCCTCGCGCTTGTGAGCCCAAATGCCCAGTCGACCGTCGAGGGACTGGTTGTCCCGATTGGCCCAGTCAAGCTCAAGGTCGGTGACGCCATTGCCGCCACTGTAACCCTGCTGGTCGCCGTGTTTGTCGTTGCAGCGACGCTCCCCTACATCAAGTCGTACGTCCCGATCAAGGGCGGCGCGCGCTCCCATTAGACTAAAAATGAATGATCATTAACATTCGTAAGTTTGTAAATAAACGTAAGAATGGAAACCTATGAACGTCGTAAGAAGTCTGATAAGGCAAAGGAGAAGAAGGGACGGCATAGTACGAAGCATGTGCGCGCCTATGAAGCTCTTGTAGAGCTCAAGAAGACACGTGGGAAGAACTAAGTTCATCCGACACCATATCTGAAAGTTTATCGAGTTCTTCGTCCCAGTTAAATGTTAAGATGTCTCCCACATTTACGGTATCCCCTGGACGCAATTTTCCAGGATACCGATGGTGAATAAGCATTGCAATAACGATCTCCCACCGAGCTTGACTTCGGTGTGGGCGAATGTATTCGTGAGCCGTTTCACTATGGCCATTCTTGCGGTAGTACACGAACTCATTCCAAATATCATCGGATGTGACCATAAGTGTCGTCATCGTATCGGTATATTTGGTTAGTGCTTTTTTTGCGTACCGTTCCGTTTTTTCGCCTCGCTACTCTTTGTTGTGATTTCTGTGCACAGGATCTCTGTGCCCGACTCATCATACCATGAAATGGTTGTAATAACCTTTCCTGTTACGGTGTTGGTGGCAACAGACTCTTGGTGATGATGCCCGGCGACGAGTGGACATGGGTCTCCAGACTTTGCGGTCTCCTCACAGAGCGAGGCCTGTGAAGTAAACGGTCCGAGACCATTCAGTGTTGCCGAATAGTATGCGGTTCCTCCTACGATAGGCGTGTCGAGATCAAAGTCAAAAATAGTTGTTACATTCTGTCCCGGAGTCGGTGCATCTGTAGAGATCGTCACTGCGAAATTACGCGCGAGTGCTTCCGGTATCGAGCAGATTTTTGTTCCAGCGAGAGCAACAGTGACAAGTGCGAGCATTGTATAACATACAACGAGAGACTCTAAACCAAGAATAAAAAATTTTACTCATACCCCTTTTCTATTTTTTTAGTTTTTACGTAACACAACCCCCTACCAATCTGATTCTAACCCCCATGCTAGTCTCGTACGTTCCCTGAACTCACGGTGCCATCTCTCAAACTCTCCCGCCATATACTCGTCGTCGTGCTCGTCGTGCTCGTCGTGCTCACTCCCTACTGCGCGCGGAGGTGCATTCTCGTCGTCATACTGTTTGTCGACAATATTGAACTGGATCACATACCCCTGCCGGATATAGTCGCTCCACGTGTGTGTGCAGACCTCCTGCTCCTCTTCGAGCGTGGTATTCGCATCGAGTCCGCCACCTCCACGTAGAACGAGACCGCGAATCCAGAACTCGTTATCGCCTAGTAACCGAGAGATGCTCTCCTTTACAGTGAAGGTGTCTGGATGCCAGAAGCGAACCCGACTGCCTTGTGGCTCGATGATAATGTCATGTGTCTCGGGGTCCCAAGTTATCTCGTACTTGTACACTCCGTTAAGTGAAATCTGCGCAACCTGCTGATCTAGATCCAGAAGATGATAATTCGACGACGACGAGATGTGATTCCGCATACTGTGGCTCCTGTTAATATTGTTCATGATGTTGTATGTATGTTGTGTGTGTATTTGTTGGGGCGTGTGTATTTGTTGTGTGTGTGTGTGGATCCGTTTTGATGGCAAAAACGGATCGGAGAGTGTTCT